CCATTTGTTAAAATTCTAACCAATGCTGGTTTAGATCCTGCTGAATTTAAAGATTTAGATAAGTGGGGAATGGGCGTTGATGTAACTGACGGCAAGATTAAAGACATGCGTAAAGCAGGTATTATTGATCCGGTGCTAGTTACAAAATCAGCACTACAAAATGCAGTTTCTGTAGCAACGACTATATTATCAACTGATTGTGTAATTTCAAACGTAAGAGACAATGAAAGCAATAGGTAAATATATAATTGTTTCTGAAATAAAAGAAGACATAAAGAAAACTGAGGGTGGTCTGTTATTAGCAGAAAACCACAGAGAAGACATAAGATACCGTACCGCTGATGTAAAATCAGTAGGTACGCGCGTTGAGGGTATAAATGAAAACGATAAGATATATTACGATCGGCATGCTGGTCATAATATTGAAATTGGTAATGATGTATTTAAAGTCATACAAGAGCAAGATGTTATTATAGTGTTATAATGGATAGAGGTGATTTTTTGGAACGAGGAGAACTAAAGGTTGACTTTCTTAAGTATTATAGACTTGTATCACGTTGGGCTTGTAAAGAAAATAGTATATCAATTTCAGATTTAGAGTTATTGTTTTATTTAGACCCTATAAAATACTTTACAATAAAGGATTTTCAAAACGGCACAATGTATTACCATTGGGATCGGCAACGCTTTTACCGACTACAAAGAGAGGGCTGGGTAGAAAAGATACATAAAGGCAATGGTCGTTTAGGCGATCATAACAAATACAAGGTATCTATGCGTGGCAAGCGCCTTATTAATAGAATATATAAAATATTAATTGGGCAAGAAGATATGCCTATTGATGCTAAACGAAGCACTATAGGTAAACGCTCAACTTATGTAGATAAGGTATATGCTAACGCAATAACTAAATTTAACAAAGACAAACTATAAATGGCTAGAATATCAACCTACAAAAAAGACACAACAATATCTGGAGCAGATAAAGTGTTGGGTACTGATTCTGCAACTGGCGGAACTAAAAATTTTACACTAAGCTCAGTACTTTCATTAGTTACTGGCAGTATAAATGTGCCTGGGGAAGATGAAGTGGAATCTTATGTGCACACGCAGAACTCACCTTCTGCTGTATGGACAATAAGCCATGATCTAAGCAAGTATCCTTCTGTAGTGCTGGTCGATACTGAAGACAATGTAATATACGGGGAGGTTAACTACGAATCAAACAACACAATAATAATAACTTTAAGTGCTGCAATCTCAGGAAAAGCATTTTTAAACTAAAAACTCATGGCAATAAAACATTTATCTGATATTGATTTAAATAAAAATCAATTAAAGAAAGCTAGAATTCACGTAGAAACAAGTTCTTCTGCAGCAGCCTTAGCTACTCCAGTAGAAGGGCAGGTGTATTATGATTCAACAGACAACGAATTACGTTTCTATGATGGCTCTGCTTGGTTAAGTGCTAAAAACACTGATATAAACGTAAACTTAGATAATCTTAAAGCAAGGTTACCTCAGATTGATGCTTCGGTTGTTATAGGTACCGGGACGGGTATACACACCACTATATCTGGTAATGCTAATGTAGGTGCCAATTTAGCTGTAGCAGGTCATACAGTATTAGCTGGTGATTTAACAGTTAATGGAACAACCACTACTGTTAACACTACTAACTTAGATGTTACTGATAATATAATCGTTTTAAATAACGGTCAGACAGGAGAACCACCAACCACGCTTAGAAGTGGTATTGAAGTAGAAAGGGGGGATTATACTAATGCAATATTACAATGGAATGATGAAATAGACCGTTGGGAAATAACCAACGACGGGATGTACTACTACCCATTAGTTTATTATGTAGATTCCTCTGACCCTGCAATCACCGTTTTAAGAACTAATGGGATAGCTGAAATTGGTGCTCGTGACGCTTCTACAACTGTAGATGGTGTTACAAGGCTAGCAACGACTGTTGAAACAACAGCTGGAACTTCGGAAACCATTGCGGTTACCCCACTTGGATTAACTACTGCTATTTCTGGCCGTACCTTTGCTACTAGTATAGGTGGCGCAACTAGCGTATCAGTTTCTCATAATTTAAATACAAGAGACGTTATAGTACAACTTTACGATGCAGCTACATTCGACACTGTTGTAGCTGACGTTACAAGAACTAACGCTAATACAATAGATGTAGGATTTACAACTGCTCCGTCTGCAAACGCTATAAGAGTGCTTGTGACTAAAATTGATTAATAATATAATATGGCAAATAGGTTTTTAAATAATATAAGAGTCAATGACTCCTATACGTTACCTGCGGATGACGGCTCTGATGGCCAGGCTATAATTACGGATGGTAGCGGAAATCTATCTTTTGGAGCCGTTGCTGCTGCCTCTGCTGATAATGCAGAAGCAATACATTTAGAAGTAAAGAATACATCAGGGGCAACAATAAACAAGGGTACACCGGTTTATATTACAGGAAATGTAGGGAATACTGATAAATTAGAAATAGCTCCAGCGGATGCTTCAGACGCTAGTAAGATGCCGGCGGTAGGTTTATTAGAAACCACATTATCTAATAATTCAGAAGGATATGTTGCTCAAGGAGGATATTTAAAAGGTTTAGCTACTGCCACTATTGATGGAACTTCAACTTCACCAAATGATACCGTATATGTAAAAGCAGGAGGTGGGCTTACAATGACAAAGCCAACTGGAACTAACTACATTCAGAATGTTGCAAAAGTAGCAAGGGTTAACGCTAGCAATGGATCTTTTGTAGTGTCATCTATTCTTAGAACTAATGATGTCCCCACTCCTTTATATATAGACCACACAAATCAAAGGCTAGGTATTGGAACGACTACACCCGGCGAGAAACTTGATGTAAACGGCAATGTAAATATAACGGGTGATGTAATAGTAGGAAATAACTTAATAGTTAACGGAACAACAACAACACTCAACACTACAACTGTAGAGGTAGAGGATAATATATTACAATTAAACACAACACAAGGTACACCAGATACAGCAACAGCTGCAACTTCTGGTATATCTATATATAGAGGCGATGGTATAACGCAAGCATCGTTGATATTTGACGACGCGGATGATACGTGGGATTTAACTAATAACTTAGTTATTGGCGGTAACATTTCTACAAGTGGTACTCTTTCCGCTGGAGCAACAACCATATCGGGACTTACAATAGGGGCAACTGAAGTAACTTCAACTGCTGCAGAACTTAACATTTTAGATGGAGCAACCCTTACAACAGCAGAACTTAACTATGTTAATGGTGTAACTTCTAATATCCAAACACAATTAGATTCAAAACAAGCATCAGGTAATTACTTACCGCTCACTGGCGGAACTCTATCAGGCACATTAACTATTGAGAAGGGGAGTGGGAGCATTGATGCTTTAGTTATTAAAGGATACAATCCAACAATTAGTCTTCTAGATGATGACGGAGGAGATGATTTTTACATATATGTTAACGGGAATAATTTTTATGTACTAGCCAATAGAGATGGTAATGATTTAGTAGGAACAGGTTGGGAAGGCCCACATCCATTGCAACTAGAAGCGGATACTAACACAGGGTATTTATTTGGTTCTCGTATGTTCACTGATAACTACCATCCGAATGCAGATAAATGGACTACAGCTAGAACTTTAACCTTAGGTGGCGACTTAACAGGTAATGTAAGCATAGACGGAAGTGCAAATGTTACGCTCAATGCAAGTCTAGACCTAAACGCTAATGATGCTATTGCATTGCCAACTGGAACAACAGCGGAAAGACCAAGTTCTCCAGCTGCTGGTATGTTTAGATATAACACTGATGACGACCAGTTTGAAGGATATACTACAGAATGGGGTGCAATTGCAGGCTCAGGTGGTGGCGGTTCTGCTGTGCTCAATACATCAAATAATTTAGTAGGGGATGGAAGCACTGTTGTATTTGCGCTAGGGGGAACGCCTGGTAACGCAAATGACGTTATAGTATTTTTAAATGGTGTTTATCAAGAAAAATCAAATTATTCAATTTCTGGATCTAACATAGCATTTACAACTGCCCCGCCGAATGGATACAGTATTGAAGTTAAATATGTAACAGGCGCACTAGATTTAGCAACTGTTGGGGAAGTTACATTAAGAGAATATGTTGGTGATGGAAATACATCAACCTATGTTTTAGGCACAACACCTACGAGTGAGGTTTACGTTGATGCTTACATAGACGGTGTATACCAAGAGAAGGGAACTTATAGTGTGGCTGGGTCAAACATAGTGTTTGATTCTAATATACCTAATGGAGCCAGTATAGAGCTTAAAACAACAGGCACTATTCCTAATAGCAGTGTAACGCAAACCACTTTTGTAAGTGATGAGTTTACAGCTGACGGAAGCACAAATAACTTTACTTTAGTAAACGGTTCGCCTAGCAGTAAGTCTCTTACAATGGTTTTTATACAAGGTGTATACCAAGCTAAGTCTAATTATAATTTAGTTTCAAACGAAATACAATTTACTGCTGGAACACCCGCAGAAAATGACGTTATTGAAGTTATCTCAATGAGCGCTATCAATACTGTTAATTCATCTGTAACAAGTGTTAACGGAGAAGTTGGTGCTGTAACAGTACAATCAAAACATGGGGTTTCTGTTATAAGCGCAAATACAAATGCAGTTGCGAATACAGTTTATGTATTTACAGCTTCATTAACATTAACTTTGCCAGCATCTCCAGAGGTTGGTGACTCAATAAAAATATCTAACCTATCTGGAGTTGATACGTGTGTATTAGGTAGCAATGGAAATAAAATAATGGATGCTGCAGAAGATCTTACTTTAGATACAGCTTCTGCTAGTTTTGAATTAATTTGGTCTGGTTCATCAAAAGGCTGGGTAATAATAGGACAATAATATGGGAAATTTAAGCGATTCGTTCCCGGCTGCATCTGGCAGTAATGTGTTAGAGGTTTTAACAGGAACGTCTGATGGCCGATCGGTTACTGTTGAATCAGGGACATATACATTAGAAAATGTATCAACTTTTCAAAACCTTAGCACATCATATGCTGATATTACAGGTAGTAGTATTGCTTACACACCTCCAGTAGGAACTAAGCATCTGTCTTATGAGTTTAATTTTATGTTTGACTGTATAGCCTATTCTGGTATATCTCACTTTAAATTAATGATTGACAATACAGAAGTAATTCCTGCTTATAAAAACTTTGCATCAAACTATTATTCAACGTATCACCATGGTAATTTTCCTTGTAGCGTTTTTTACGTATTTGATTTAACGGCCGCTAGTGATGATGCAGCAAACGGAAAGTTTTCAAGCTGGACCTCTAATAAAACAATTAAAGTTCAAGGAAGAGAATATAATAGTACTTATCAAAGTGCGGTTCATTACATGATATATTATTCAACTGTAGGCACAGCTCAAACTGTACGCCCAAACTTAACAATAACAGCATATTCATAATGGGGAACTTAACAGATTTATTTCCAGCCGCTACTTCTAATAATATACTAGAAGTACTTGCTGGCACTTGCGATGGAAGAAGTGTTAGTGTTGGTTCGGGAGCCTATACATTTCCTAATGTTACAGGTATTCAAAATATTTCAACATCAGTTGTAAATGTTACGGGATCCAGTATTGACTATGTACCGCCAGAAGGCACTAAGTATGTTTCTTATAAATTTAACACAAAATACGAAGCAACTTCAGCAGGGGGTATTATGGGTATAAATATTGTTTATGATAATACGGTGATTACACAAGCTGCTAGAGGTTTTTCTGGAAATTATATGGGAGGAACCAGTCATGATGCAGAAACAACCATTAGTATGGAGTTTGTTTTTGATCTTACAGTTCCAACAACAAATAAAGCTGCAGGACAAATAGCTCCCGCTGATTGGACGGCTGCTAAAACAATAAAATGCACAGCAAGAAGCTACAGCTCTACCTACCTAGGAAGATTTCATGGAAACACATATTTTGATGGAGCCAGTGCTTCAAGTAGCGCTCCATACGTAAAACCTAATTTAACAATAACAGCATATTCATAATGGGCAATTTTTCAGAAAAGTTTGCAGCAGCATCAGGAAATAACTTAATTGAAGAAATTAAAGCTTGTTGTGACGGTTCATCATACAGTGTTAATTCTGGAACATACACAACTGAAAATATAACAGGTGCTCAAGCGTCTACCGCTTCACATGTAAAAATAAACGGAAGTGCTATTACGTATACACCACCTGCTGGAACAAAGTATTTATTATATAACTTTAGGTTTTTAATAAATCCGTTAAGCAATAACTCGCATTCGGGGCATAGTAGCTACAAACTTCATGTAGGCGGCACGGAAGTAACAGCAGCAAGAAAGCATTTTTCCACCAATTATCACTCAAGCTATGGACACGGCATTCAGTTGTTTGATATGGGGTTTGTATTTAATCTTACAGCCACAACAAACGATGTTGCTAATGGAAAGTTTTCAGATTGGACTGACGCAAGAGAAATAAAAGTGACAGGTAGACATTATGATTCAACTTATACTGTTAACTGGCATGGAAACAAATGGAGAGATGGAACTGGCGCATCAGCACCCTATGTATTAACAAGACCGATACTAACATTAAAAGCTATTAAATAATGGCAAACACATATACACATAGAATAGTTTCTTTAAAAAAAAATAACGAAATTTATCCCAATATTGTTAAAAGTGCAGTAATTGAAATTACAGCATCTGATGGAACTAATCAGTTCTCTAAGAACTACACGTATACTACGGAGCCTGTGCCAGAAGGTCCTGCTTTAGAGTTTATTGAGTACAATGATTTAACAGAAGCTAATGTTGTTTCTTGGATTATTTCAGATCCTGCATCATATGATTCTTTTATTTTTGATATAGATAAATGTTTACAAGACAGCATACATACTGAAGTATCATCAAACTTTCCTTGGTCATGATAGGCGTTACACAGCTTATAGGGGACCTGCAACCCCCAGCTGAGCCGGCTATAGCAACAAACGGGTTAATAACAAGGTTAGAATCTTTTAATCAAGGCTACTCTTCATCAACCACCCAATGGGATGATTTATCTGGAAACAATAATCATTTTACCAAAGCAGGTAATGTAGCTTTAACTACTTATGGAGGGGTTCCTGACGTTTGGTATTTTACGGGTGGGTATTTTAATTTTAAAAGACCGTCTGATAATGCAAACAATGGTTTTGGTGTGTTTAATAATGATAACTACACTATAGAAATATGGGTAAATTATGTTTCGCAGTACGCTAGTCTTGCCACTCCATGGCTTTGGAGTTATGATTACATACAGCACTCTTCCCCTTATTACTATCAATCTCTTAAAATTGCCGGCTACGCAAATACCGCGTTTAGTGCTTATAATGGTGGAACAAGTGGATCAACCGACATTTCCGGTGGTAATTGGTATCAGTTAGTAGTTACAAGAACCGGCGGGTCTAGCCCAAGGGGTAAAGCTTATTTAAACGGCGCGGAAACTAACGCTGCAACAAATGCCACTAGGGAAATTTTGTATGGGTATGGAAGAAACACTGCCTTTGACGCTGGTTATAACCAAGAAGCGTGGATAGGTAGAGGGAATTACGGCAGCTACGAGGGGAGTTACACTTCTTTTCTTAAAGGAGCTATAGGAATAGTTAGGATATACGACAGAGAGATTTCTGCTGCTGAGGTATTGCAAAACTACAATGCTAATAAAGACCATTTTAATTTAACATAAAACATATGGCATTAACAAAAATAACATCAGGTGTAATAGCCTCTGAATTTCAAACCTCAGCTAATATTAGCGGATCCTCATCGCCACAGACGGTAGACTGGAATAGTTCCCAAATATTTAGAATTACGCCGAGTGTCCCTGTTACATTAAACTTTGCTGATTATAAAATTGGTATGGTTAAAATAATTGTAGCGACTGGTAATGGCACAGCTGCTAATGTTCTTACGTTTCCAAGTGAAGCAATATTATTGGGTGGAACATTTGACACCACCTCAGGGGTAAAAAACTTTATACAAATAGTTTGTACAGACGATGATGGCACACCAGAGTTTTTCTATACAATATCACAACAAGCAACATAATGAGTACAACTAAAGTAAAAATTGGATTATTAGAAGACAGACTTACTGAAGCTGTAGCTATTAGCACTTTAACAGGTACTGTTAATTTTGACTGTGAAAGCGGCTCTGTATTTAAGCTAAGCGGTGATATTACAGCTGCTTATACTATTAAGTTGATAAACTACGCAAAAGGACAGGTAATTTCAATATATCCAGTAAGTGGCGACTTTGCATTAAATTTAGATGCTGGAACTGGAACATCTGTATTTTACAAACTTGCAGAAGCCGATTATGATGGTACCGCCGACAACGTTATTCAAATCGAATGTGTTGATGATGATGCGGCTGATCCAGTTTTCTTTTATAGCATAGCTACATATGCTAGCGGCAAAACAGGTATATAATTAAAATTTAGTTTATGTTAAATAGAAGGTTTTTAAAGTCATTCCCGCTGGATACTTTTGACTACCCAGCGTCTGTATCCTACTTGGTTATAGCTGGTGGTGGAGGTGGTAACAACTACGGTGGTGGAGCAGGTGCTGGTGGATATATTAACTCATATGCTTCAGAAACTTCTGGAGGCAATTCATCAACCGCTACGCTTATTTCAGCCTCATCAGGATCTTCATACAATGTAACCGTAGGCGCTGGGTCTCCTGGTACCGCTGCTGGGGCGGCTATAGCTGGAACATCTTATCAAGGAAGCAACTCTGTATTTTCAACCGTAACTGCAACAGGCGGTGGTGGTGGCGGGGGTGCTGCTTCACTACCGGCTGGTAACGGAGGATCTGGTGGTGGAGAAGGGTTTGAAGGCGCAGACCATTTTGGCTCAGGAGTCTCTGGACAAGGATTCAGAGGCGGACGAGGGCGAGGAGACAACGACCCTACTTGGGGTATGGGCGGCGGCGGTGGCGCTGGCCAAGTCGGTCAAGATGCTGCAGCTGGAGGAACACCTGGAGGAGCAGGAGGCTATGGATTATCATCTTCTATTACTGGAACAGCAATCACTAGGGCAGGCGGTGGCGGTGGCGGTTCTTGGGAAAACAATACAGGTGGTGCTGGAGGCCTAGGGGGCGGCGGTGATGGTGGTCGCAACGCTTCAAGAAACGGAACAGTAAACACTGGAGGCGGTGGCGGTGGATCTGGCTCAAGCGGTCAATCACAAGGAGCTACAGCAGCTGGTGGTACTGGAGGGTCTGGAATTGTAATACTTAGATTTCCAGCAGGAGCTATATGCACACCTTCAGCTGGTCTAACATCAACAGAAACATTGGTTAACGGTGGTGCTGAAAAAGTATTACAGATTACAGCGGGAACAGGAACAGTAACATTTTCATAATTATGGCACACTACGCATTTTTAGATTCAAACAATATTGTTATTGAAGTGATTGTTGGGAAACATGAAACAGATACTACTGAAAACTGGGAAAATCACTACGGGCAAATTAGAAATTTAACTTGTAAAAGAACGAGTTTTAATACATACGGTGGGGCTCATTTAAGCGGTGGAACACCTTTTAGAAAAAACTACGCGGGAATAGGATATAAATATGACGCAACAAAAGACGCTTTCATACCACCTCAGCCATTTAATAGTTGGTTACTAAACGAAAGCACTTGCCAATGGGAGGCCCCGGTTGCCCATCCGGATAGTGATGACATTTACCAATGGGACGAAGCAACCACTCAATGGGTTTTAACAAGCTAAGATTATGGGAAAGAAAAAATTTAAAGACACAAACGTTGGGAAATTCTTACTACAGAAAATTCCTAACGTTGTTAGCGCTATTGCTGGTGATACACCAGTTGGCTCTGTAATAGAAGCAATAATTGGTGGCAGCGATATGCCACAAGAAGATAAAGAAGTAGCGCTTGAAAAATTAAGATTAGAACGATCTGAAATAGATGGAACTACAAGAAGATGGGTTGCTGATGCTAGATCAGGAAATTGGCTTGCTGCTAATGTACGCCCATTAATATTAATATTTTTAACAGTTTCCTATGTTTTGGGTTGGTATTTAAATTACCCACTCGATGATATAACGGGATTACTCACAATAGTTATTGGTGGGTATTTTGGTTCGCGAGGCGTTGAAAAGGTATTTGGAAATAATAAACACAAATGACAGATTTGAAAATTTATGGATTAAATTTTACAGCGTTACTCGCTAGTAGTCCTTTTGCGAATGGTGTAAATCCATCGCTTCAGACAATTGTACTCTTATTAACTATTATATATACAGGTATTAATATTTTTAATAAGTTAAAAAATGGCAAAAATTGATATTGATGGCGATGGAAAATCTGATATTCAAATTGACTTAAAAACCTTAATAGCTATTGCTATGGGTTTGTTTTCTATAGCTGGAGTTTATTTTACGCTATTATCTGAGATAAAAGCGTTAGAGGTATCTGTTATGCGTATGGAATCAGAAGTTAAAATGAACAATGAATTTAGAATTAAATGGCCTAGAGGCGAAATGGGCGCTTTGCCAGATGACGCTGAACAAAACTTAAGACTATTATACATAGAAAAAAATACTAATAAATATTTTTCTGATGTAGACGAAATGAAATTAAAATTAAAAGAACTAGAAGACTGTAAATAAAATTATATGAAATTAAAATACTTTAACGACCAAGATGATTTTAAAGGCAACATGGACAAGATGGACCCAAAGCTTTTAGGTATGCTTGATGCTCTTAGAAAAGAGTATGGCTACCCTATAGTTATTAATTCATCTTATAGATCACCAGATCACCCTATTGAAGCTAAGAAAGAAAAGCCAGGGGAACACGCACACGGAGCTGCTGTTGACATTAAATGTGTAGGTGGTGAAGCAACGTTTAAACTGGTTGCAGCGGCTATCAAGGTTGGATTTAAACGCATAGGTATTTCAAGAAAAAGTAACTTTGTTCATGTAGGCATTGGTTATCCGGGAGCTCCTGAAACAACTATTTGGACATATTAAAATAAATACAATGAAATTAATTAGAAAAATAAGCATTGGGCAAGATTATAAAAACGAAGCAATGCATTACTCTATTGGGCAGGAAGTTTATGGAGGACATAAGATATGTGATATACTAGAAGAAGATGGAGCATATAAAATTTACATAGAAAAAAACGGAGCACAAATGCCGTGGAAAAACTTTAATAGTAACATGGCTATATCAATTGAGTATAACCTAGACTATTAAATGAAATCATTATACAATTATATTATATCAACTAATAACAGATACAATAATAAAGTGTCTGTTGACGACAAAGAATTAATCTTAAACACTGAAATTACAGAAAGAGATTATATGTTTGTTAATAGAATAGGAACTGTTGTCAATGTTCCTATAAATATCAATACACCTATAAAAAAAGGTGATGAGGTTATAGTGCATCACAACGTATTTAGACGTTGGTTTGATGTAAGAGGCAACGAAAGAAATTCTGGAAGTTATATTAACGAAAACAATTATACAGTTGCACAAGACCAAATATTTGCTTACAAACAAAATGGAGAATGGCATTGCCCAATTCAATATTGTTTTGTAGAGCCAATAGAAAACGAAGACATATGGAGCCTCGATAGCGAACAAAAATTGCTAGGCAAGCTTACATATACAAATGACTATTTAAGCTCCTTAGGATTGTCCTGTGGAGATATTGTTGGGTTTACGCCTGACTCTGAATATGAGTTTAACATAGATGATAAAAAATTATATAGAATTTTATCACAAGACATTACTATCAACTATGGACATAAAGAAGAAAAGAACAGAACTACTAAAAGCTTCTGAGAATGCAATTAACGAACTTATCAAAGTTATGGATAAGAAAATGGATTTAAACGAAGTTGATCCAGAAAAAGTTAAAGTCTCAGCATCAGCCTATAGATTAGCTATGGAAGATGCCATGGTTATGATGGCTAAAGTAGAAGAGTTAGAAGCTCTAAACAAAGATAATAAAAAAGAAAAGCGAGAGTTTTTTGGTGTGGAGGGCCGCACTAAATAATGTATCAGCAAACACTATATGCTATACACACAGATCATCTTAATAATAGAGATGTTAAAAATAGCAATAAACATAAAAAATTTAAATACGGTTATAATTTAGATTTAGATTGTGTAGTCATTAGCAAAGATGGTACGCTAGGTGAAATATACGAAATACAAGGATTACGCGTTGGATTACCCGTAGCACCTAAAAATGTTGATGGACAAGATCTAAAAAAAGAAGATCAAGTATTTACAAAAACACCTAAGCCTGCATCTTTAGATAAAATAAAAACAATTTATGATTTTAAATTACTTGCGGAAGATATTAGAGAACAGTACTACGATTATATTGACAATGAGTTTAGTAAGCGTAATGACGGTTATTGGTTCATGTGCAACGGCACCCCGACTTACATTACAGGGTCACACTATATGTACCTCAACTGGACAAAAATCGACGTTGGATCCCCAGACTTTCGACAAGCAAATAGAATCTTCTATTATTTCTGGGAAGCGTGCAAGGCTGATCCACGAAGTTATGGCATGTGCTACCTCAAAAACAGACGGTCTGGTTTTTCCTTCATGGGAAGTTCAGAGACTGTTGATCAAGCTACAGTCACCAGAGATGCAAGATTTGGAATTTTATCGAAGTCTGGAAGTGACGCTAAGAAGATGTTCACTGATAAGGTCGTACCGAT